GCTTGAACTGCCACTGCCTGAGAAACTATGTGTATGTGAAGCACTTTCATTTCCTGTAGTTAACGAGCCGGTATGACTGTGCGCTAAATTTTGGGAAGTTTGTACTTGACCTATAGCTGTAGAGGAAGTTCTAGATCGACGATAACGACCCGCAGCAGAAACATCAGGAAGAGTAATAGTTCCTGTATTCATTGCCCACGGTGAGACTGCAAATGCAGCAGTACCAGACGATGTAGCATTACTAGAAAGAGTTATTTGAGAAGCAGAATCGATACTTACTATGGTAGTTCCTGCGTTGATACCTGTACCGAAGACGAAGTAACCAACTCTAAACTGAGAAGTATCTGCAATAGAAGTCACGACAGGCGAAGAGTTAGTTCTCGATCCGCTAGTCGTAATAGTCATAACGGCATAAAGGCCTGAGAACGTACTCGTGGAGATCACGGAGCCGTCTAATTCAAGCCAACCATTAGGAACAACCGGAGCTACGAAGTCCGCGATCATTCCTGTGAAAGAAGATGTACCAATGTTTTCCCAGCTTCCGCTGCCAGCGCCATTAGCGACGTAGACGGTACCGAGAGGAGCGGCAGAAACACCTTTAGGCTCGTGGAGTTCAGAGCCAGTTAAAGAAGCATGAGCTACGTTAGTCATTTTAATCCTTAAGAAAAGAAAGGGGAGCCGAAGCTCCCCAATCTATTAGGGCCGGAAATACCGAATACGAACCTTGATATTGCCAGCGGTAAACGCAGCAGTATTGTAGTTCATGCAGATATAACCAGAAGTTCCAACGGCAGAGCCGCCGATCAGTGCACCAGCACCGGTCGAACCCTTCGTATAGACGGTTTTGTTACCGGCAGTAGAAAGGTTAGTCGAAGACTGTGCGAGCGCGGCAATGAAACCGTTGAAGTCGATTTCAGTAGCACGATCCACAGCGATCAAACCGATGTCCAGAGTCGCAGTCGAACCCGTCGCAGCAGTAGTCGTGTAAATTTCGACTTCCTGCACAACCATATTCTTCTCAAAGAAGATTTGGTCGTTGACGATGATCGGACCTGCCGAGAGCAGCGGAGCCTTGGTGAGGTCGAGGTTTAGCTCAATCTCACGGAGTTCGCCATAGGTACGGTAGTCACCACCAGTAAGAGGAACGGTTTGTTCCAAACCAGTCTTGACATAAAGACCTGAGCTGTCCAAATAAGCCATGTTAGTCTCCTTAGGTACGAGTGCCCTTGTCCGTCAGGACAACGCACAGGTTTTCAGGGCGATACACAGCCACGCCGTATTCGCAGATCGTCAAGAACTCGTCTTGCTGGAGGTCTTTGTTGAACTCCGAGAAGACCGTCGGCATCTGACGGAAGGCTGCGATGAACGGAGTCGTCATACCGGGCTCAGCACTGAAGAAGACGTTAGCAACGCCAGTCGTAACCGACTTGGAGTTAACCGTCTCAGCGATGTTCTGAGCAAGATAGTTCGACACGTAGACGTCGAAGCCAGCGATGTTGAACCGGAACTGGAAGCCAGACACTAGACCCGAGTTCACCATGTCACCCCATTTCGGGATCGGCGTCAGCAGGTTGATAGCGTTGGTCGACTGTTCAAGGTCGTAAGCGCAGGTGGGATCGACGACGGCAACGAGGTTGCGCATCGGGACGTTCGCAACGCGCAGAGCAAGCTCAGCGAGGAAGAAGTCCTTGATGGAGAGAGAGTTGCTAGTACCAGAGCCAACCCAGCGATGCTGAGCACCGTTGAGGATGTTCTGATTAGAAGCAGTCTGAGCAGCATTAGCACGGTTGAAGACGCGAGCTTCAAAACCCTTCATCAGGGCGCGGTGCTGTTCAGGAGCAAAAGCAGCCTGAATTTCAGCAGACCAGAAGCTGTCACGCTTGAACTTCGCCGAGATCGAGTTAGCCGAATACTTGTACTGATCGATCGTAAAGGTAAGATTACCAGTATCGAAGCGATTGTACTTGATCGCCTGACCTTCTGCAAAGTCAGCCGTTTCAGCAACGCCGAGCCGGGGCATGTTCAGGGTAGAACCGTCCGGAAAATCCGTGATAGTGCGCACAAACCGCATGGCGAACAAATCGTCCTCAAACGCGCGAGTAATCTGCTTAGAGTAGATATTACTGCGGATGAAGTCCGTATTGTTCGAGACTGTAAAGCCTGACATACGTGTTTTTCCTTATCGTTTATAGTCCCCATCTTCAAAGGCATCGCCTAAGATAGATTGGTCTTTAAACAGTTGTGCTTGTTGTTTAGGTTGCCAATAGCTTGCTGGGTCTGTCTTTCGTAGCTTTTCCCACTGAGACCATGTTTTAGCTCCAGTCGGATTAGAACCTACCGGAGTACGCATAGTCGAAGAAGGAGGAGCTTGGAAGAGTTCTTGGCTTCTCTGACCATCAATACCTAGAGTGCTCAAAAGAGCCTTAGGAGTTTGACGTGCCATTTGATTGAAGAAATCTACAGACATGCCTAGCGAATCTATTTGCTGTTTAACAGCTTGCTTATAGTTGGGGCCATAAGCTTGCTGGAGTTTCGACTCTACCTCTGAGGCATTAGCCTCTTCACGATCTAGTTGTTTATTAGCAGCAATATGCTGCTTAACCATATCCTGAATTTTGGTTTCATCGAACACGGACTTGTCTTCCTGAACTGGGGTTTGCTGTTGCTGTTGAGACTGCTTAAGTTCGGTCATGTATTGGTCTAAGACTTCCTTAAGATTTGGTCCGGCTACACTCTGCTCACGAAACTTCAGATATTCATCCCGAAGGGTGTCCTGCTGAGTTTTCATGCGCTCGATGTGTAAATCCCCTTCATACTTACCTCGTGCCAAGGCTTTTAAAGCCTCTTCCTTATTGCCGTTGTATTTAGCGGCATCGTATTTCCCACCCGGTCCGAGTAGTACTTCGAGGTAGTCTTGATTAGGGTCAATCTGAATCTGGTCATTCTGATTAGTATTGTCTAAGATATTCATTTGCTCTCTTGGTCTAGAACTAAATTCTTTATTGATTGTATTGCTGTGAGATAACCATTTCGATGTGCCTGAAGATAAGCCCAGTTGGGATTATCGTAGGCTTTCTGAGTTCTCTCTGAAAATTGAATGTCTCGTTCTTTTACTTCGAGAAGTTCAACTAACCGATCTAATACAGTTCTTGCGCTGCTAAGAGATCGTTTGAAGTGCTCTTTCTCTTCCTCGGTCTTGAGGTTCTGAGTCCAAGCTGGATACATTATTGTGGTCCTTGAGGCTGGAGTACGCGTTGTGCAGGGTTAGGTTGAAGATCGAAATCTTGTCCCATACCTGATGCAGTTTGAGTAGCTTGAGCGACTTGTTCTTGCGAGGCTTGGGCCATACGCTGGCCTTCGCTTTGTTCGATCAAACCAACCCAAGGAGGCATGATTACTCCATCTTCTTCGACGTTAAAGGCTTTAGCGAATAGCTGAGCCATCTTAATCATCGAGATGTGCGGTTTGATGTCTTGGTAAATCGGCGACTGGCTAAGGCTTGTAAGGTTCTGAATAAGTTCGGCTTGTTCAGCAAAGTGCCTTGCCGCAACTGGCCTGATTCTACCAATGCCTGTAATATCTTCGACTGTGAGGGACTTGAAGCTAGCTGCTTTGAGTTCGTCATCGAAGACCTTGATTGTGGTAACACCAGAGAGATTCCTTCGTGCTAGTTCAAGCATAGCGTTCAGAAGACGCTCTTCGATTTGTTCCTCGAACTGTTTGATCTTATTCTGGAAGATACGGGAAGCAGCATTCTCTAGACGCTGGACTTCATACTTCGTTTTCTCACCGGGAGAACGGAAGCCCATGGCTTCCTTCGGTGCCCCAGCTATTTCTTCCATCATGTTCATGTAGAACTGAATAGCAGTATCGCTTTGGAGTATCTGTACCTGCGGTTGTAGAAGCTCTACAGAGCCTTCTTCGCTAGACCGTATGATTTCACCGGGCTGCCAATTAAACTCTTCTACGAAGCCCTTGACGTTAACAACAGGGAAGGTAACTAAATCCCAGACGTCGGCCTTAAGATTTTCAATATGATCAATACGGTATTGCATACCGACGAGGTTATCAAGAGGGCCCATACCCCAGAGGTTATCTTGCTTGATACGCCATGCCGCATGGAATATAGGAGGATATCCATAGAAAGAAGGATTAGGCTTGCTACCCAGCAGCTTATGCCGATCAACCACAGTAAAGACATAATTTTTGTACAGCTTATCTTCATTGACGTCATACAGGTCTCCGTAGAAAGTTAAGATTTCTACTGAGTTAGAAGACAGGTATTGCTGGAAAGACGTGAATCCGTCTACCTGATAAAGATTATCTCGCTGGACCCATTCGCCTGAGAACTCACGAGCTTGTGCTCGGATGTCTTGGAAGTATTTCCATAGGGCTTTCATCTCAGCTTCGTTCTCAATCGTAGACATACGATTAAGCATTTCTTTGAGTTCACCTAAGCCTATGACTGATCTAACAATCTTAGGAGTAGACTCGAAGTTAGAAGCCGTAGGGTTCATCACGACGTCTAGTGGAGAAATACGTTTCAAAGCAGGACCTACGTAGCCAGCTTGCATGGCTTCAGTTGGTTGTTCTACGCGTTGGTCAACCCATTCAACGGAAACGAAGCAATTACCGTAGTCGATATAATCTGAGACTACCTTATTCATTTCACCCTTGAAGGATGGTTGAGACATAACCCACTGCATATAGTTGGTTATTGCGTCCCGCTTATTCTTAGAGTCGCTGTCTTTCTCGTTGGCTTCCCATTCAACAGGAACACTGTTGGGGAACATCGTAGCAGTGTAGTTAGCTAAGAGGTTATCTCTTATCTGACACAGCTTTGGAATAGTTGTTCTATTCTTCCAAGGATTAGAAGCGTTAGAGGTTTGCGATGTATTAGTAGCATAGACGTATCTGCGGATTTCTTCCCAATCGTCTAGCTTGTTCTGACGGAGCATATTCCAAGTAATCCAGTCGTTGCTAATCTGAGTAGCAATACGATCTGGAGAAACTACGTCTCGTACTTCTGTGACCCTATGGTCCATTAGGCAACACCGCCCCACTTACTATGAAATTGTAACACTGGTTTATTTTCTCTGTTTCTTGTAAAACTATTTACAGGAGCGTAGCCGTCTGCGAAATCAATGGCAGAAGCAAGAGCGTCCTTGACGTCATCGTGGGCTGGATTAGAGAAGATTAATTCTTCTTCTAAGGTCTGGATGTGTCCGCCGCTGTAATGGAATATCTGACCGTTGGCATACTT